AGGGTGGTGATCGAAGGATCGGAGAAGCTGGCAACCATGCGGATACCGGCCGACTGAGACAGAGCAACGTCTTTCGAACCTTGCTTCTTCTCGTTGTACTTGCCGAACGCGCGGGCGTCTTCCTTGATGCCGGAGACCAGTTCGCTGTAGGCGGATTTCACGCCTGCAACGGAGATGCCGTCGACTTTGGCAGCTTCAGCAACCAGAGCACCGATGCCTTTACCGATACCAGCACCGCCGGCGCCTTTGGTTTTCACGCCTTGACCGGTCAGGCCGGAAGTGGCGTAGTCGATATGGGCGTTCCAGCTACCCAGTTTGATCTTGTCCTTCAGCTTCGCGCCACCGTTGATACGGGTACGCAGGTTGGCTTCTTGCTTGGCCAGGCCGTCCAGCTTGTTGAACAGGCTGGTGAAGAAACCGATGATGACGTTGAAGATGTGCTTGATGAAGTTGACCGCGCCCGAGGCCCAGTTCTTCAGGGTTTCACCGATGGCTTCGATGCCGGAGCGAATGTGCATGTTGGCGGTAGCGGCGTCGGACATCGACTCAGCACCAACGCGGCCAGCTGCGAATTCGCAACCCAGTTTCTCGCCGAGTTTGACCATGCGGTTGTAGGTCGAAGCGGCCGACACGGAGTTGAAGTTGCCGGAGCTCAGCAGCGATTCCAGACCGTCAACGCATTCCTGCACTTCTTCGACAGCTTCTTCCAGCTCTTCGACTTTGTCGACGAGTTGAGCGATTTCGCCGGTTTGCTCTTCGATAGCGGCGGTGGCTTCGGAGACTTCGGCCTTGATGGTGGCTTCGACTACGTCGCCCACTTCGGAGGCGATGTTCGATGCGGATTCGTCCAGGCCCAGTTCTTCGGCGCCCAGCAGCATGTCAAGTGGGTTCATCTTGTAGATCCTTTTTCGTTAACGAGAGAAATTTGTGTGTTTGGAAACGTTTCACACGAAGACGCCCAGTACACCATGAATGTACCGGTCGGTATAACAGACCACTCTTGGAGTGAATCCGCTATAAAATGCGAGAGCTGCTGGTTCACCACCTAACAACTTCTCTGCATCGTTCTGTGCGCTCTTACTAACACGTTCAAGTTGACTCATGTTAGTCTCAACGGTTTTAACCATCTCGCCCCAAGACTTGATAAAGCTCAGGTAACTTTCATAAGACTGCTTGAAGCGTTTGTGCATAGCATTCACTTTATCCAGCTTAGTCAACAAATCGTTGATGTCAGATTTGGATACTGTGGCAGAACCCGCCGACCCCTCAGGTGAGTCTCCGTTCATAAGATACTTAATATCCGACGAATCAAAAACCATTACCTTACCGCCAGGAAGCACGTCACTGGAGTAGTTAGCCCCATCATGATGTGGAAAATTCATCCCTGGATATTTGAGGTCTTCGTACTTATCGATTACTTTGTAAATGTCTTCGGTTGTTTTAACACCCTTGAGTTCACGCAACACCGCCATGCGTTTATCAAGGAATGTTAGAAGATCCTTAGCATGTTTATCAACGTGCTCCAACGTTTCCAACAAGGTGTCCATATCCTTGCTGATAGTGGAGTGGTCGCCAGTACTAGTGATGAGTTTGACCTTGTCCTTAGAGAACTTGATCTCGTTATCGTCGTTCTTGGAAAACTGCGTAATGATCTTTTTAATGAGGACATCGTTGTCGCTAAAGGCACGGGTGAGCAAGTTGCCAGCACCGCCAAGTACATGAGCAAAGGCAGCTACTGTTTTACCACCGACCCATCCGACAGTAGTAAGAACACCACCGCCTAGGGATTTCATACCTTCGCCTAACGTACCCAACACTTCCTGAAAGTCTTCGTTACCAGTCACTGCTTTATGAACCTGGATAGACAATGCTGAAACTTCTTGAGAGTGCTCAACAAGTTCAGCGTGGTTCTCCAGACCCTGTGCGTACAACATTCTCAGTTCGCTCATACCTAACTCCGTTATTGTGGAGCATTAGCGCTGATAGACGTCTCACACAGTTCAATCAAGCCGTTAAAGACCAGCACCAAGTAATTGTTAACAGAGGCACGAGTGGTAAGCATTTCAGTCTGGTTGTGACGAACGATCGACATGAAAGTCGACTGAACAATAGACTTAAGCTCATCATCCATTTGTGACTCGTAAATTGCTTTAACGATGTTGCTAAACTCAACATCATCAACACGATAGGTCTCCAGACCGTCAGCAGCCTTTTGCCACGACTTGAGCGTGTCTTTAAGCAGCTTAATGATGGAAGCGATATCGGTACTGGACAAAGTCTTAACAGCAGCCCCAATGCGCGGATAGCTAACTGGAGCGTTATTCTCGAAACCAACACGATCATGACTGATCATACCGGTAACGTATTCCTGAACACCATCGATATCAGTTGGTGAGTTGTTTACCTTCTCACGACGGATATCGAGGAAGAAGGCACCACCCATCAATTCCACCGACTGCTTAGCAACTGCTTTGCCTGTGGTGTAATCTTTATTTGGATAAGTGCAATCTTTAAAACGAGCCGAGACCAGTGTCTTAGGCAACAACAGAAAGCGCTCTTTACCTTCTTCTTGCCCAACACCGTCAAAGCCGCCAAAGTAGCTCATGGTGTTGTTCAGGAAGTTCTTATTGCTAAGCAGGTAATTAGAACTGAGTGCTGAGATGGTGTTGTTCAACTTGGTAACGTTAGTCACCCAGTTCTCATCCACCTTCTCGTTAACCTTAAACAGGTTAAACAGACGAGTCCCAAGCATGATCTCGGAAGTACCTGCTTTAAAGGTACCAGCCCGAGCAAGACGCTTTTCAAGAAACTCAACCTGCTCATTCAGGCTATCGATGCTTTCAGTGAATACCAGATACGATTCTCGGAAGATTCGACCAATGGAACTGGCATACTCTTTACCTTTACGGAAAAAGTCAGCCAGGAAGTTCTCACAGCCAGCCAGGCGCGTTTTAATGTACTCGGCAGGCATGAGTGTAAATCCAAGCTTTTCAACGCCCACAACGCTTCCTGCTTCGTCTACCGGAAGCTCGACATTCGAACGCTGTAGGAAGTTATCCATTTGGGTAGCGGTCGGGATGTCAATCATCGACGGAGGCGTGGAGGTAAGCACCTTCTTGACAATATCGACACGGTCTTTACTGTCTTCCAACTTGTCTTGAAAGTTCTGAAGTTGCGCACCGTCGCGAGCCATCTCAACAAGTTGAGTAGACTTAACGGTGCTAATCAGCGCCATCTCAGCAGCAAGTTGCAGCTCATCATTGCTCTGCATAGTAAGTAGCTCCACCCAGTAGCAAGAATATACGGCAGACGTCCACAGGACCAACACCCGCCATTAAACGAAACAGGTCGAAGTTAAACAACCGTGCCCCATCACGAAGGGTGCCGTCCAGTGTGCTCTCGGAGCGAGCGCCTGGGGTATACGTTGCTTCATGATAGTGAATGCCTGGACGCAGACGTTCTTCATGAATGTTGATGGAAGTCTTGATAGTGAAGTGTCCTACTTTACCGTTGAGGTAATTCAGGATGTCACGTACCAGACCTTGGAGTGGGCTGTCAGCGTTAACACGCATCCAATCCACAAAGTCACCGCCAGTCAAAACCTGCGCTGTACGGATGACTTCGATAGGAAGGTAGCCTTCCATAAGAACTGAGAAATCATTGAAGCTATCACGACGCAATGCCGATAGGTTACGGAACAGCGTGCTAGCTTCGGTCTCGGACACTTGGGCACCAATGTACCCATTGCCGGTATACCGGAAGTCAGTCATTAATCGTAGTCCCGAATGATAGCTTCGATGGTCGCTTCGTTACGAATGATCTTCTCTTGGTAGATCTCGATCTGGTGGTCGATTTGAGGATCGTTCGTGCCGTCACGTTTGTTGACCGCCTGGGAGATCTTCATGGCGTGAGTTTGGTTCTTTTTGCGCATGTTTTCAATGCGAGCCAGGTTGATATTCTTACGACCCAGACCAATCCAAAAGACTGGGTTCAGGTTGTGAATACCAAAGCCGCGATCGAGAAGATCGATGCTTTTCTTACCGGCAGTGCTTTCCAGCACACTCAACGAAACCTCGGAGACTTCCACGTCGGGAATCTTCTCCAGAGTTTGAACCATCAGACGACCACCTTTCAGCAGCTCTACAGTAAACTGCTTGTAGAAGTCCTGGGTACCCAACATCCATTTTTGATCGTGGACAGAAAGGTATTTGTTAGGATCGGCTTGGGATACCTGAATGGTCAACACCACGTCAACCAGCTTGTTCGAGTAATCAACCCAGAAGCTGATGTATTCGATGAGGTTCATGATGTTGGCTTGACGCAGGGTAACTACCTGGCCATCCCAGATCTTGGTGCGATAGCTTTTGATCAGCTTATCGACACCAGGAAGGATGAAGGCAATGGCCGACAGGCCATACTGAATGGTACCCAGGGTTTCGCTGTTACGGAAACCTTTATCAGCTGCATATTTCAGGATGCTTTTGGTAAGCGTCCAGCTTTCAGCAGTCTGGTCGAAGGTAGCACCCAGGTTATTAGCCTTGATGTTTTCCAGGTTGGCGGTCAGGTCGTTGACACTAACCTGCAACGCTGCCATGAACGCGTAGAGCTCTTGATCAGTGAAACTACGTACCTTGCCAGTGTAAGACAAAATATCCATTACATGCCTCCGTTGAGCAGTTTCACGAGGTCAGACAAATTGTTGCTACCGGAGTCTTTCTTGCTCTTGGTAGCGATGTCTTTACGAGTGTAGATTTCTGGACGAGCGTAGCCGTGGGTGTAGAACGTGAAAATACCACGGTCTTCATCAACAACAACGATGGTGTTGGCTTTAACAGCTTTGAAGATCTCGTTGCGAGAACTTTCATTGGAGAAGCGGCGGCCAATTGCCAGTTCCAGTTGTTGCGCTTTATCACTGGAGAAGATGAAGGTGTTAGCCAGGTTGTTAACCGAAACGATACCGGTACGCAAGGCAGCGACGCGGTTGTTGGTTTCAGCCTTCATTACTTCTTTGTAATAACCGGTCAGGTCTTCATTCTTGATCTTGAAGCGTTCCTTGACAATGTCAGAACCGCTGAGCAACTGAGGAACAGTAATCTCTTTGGCAGCTACCATGTCCAGACGTGCAAACAACCCGTCTTCGATCTTGGCAGCAGAGAACACACGTTCCAGGCTCTTGTCATCCATCGGCACCGGAATCTGACGGAAGGTGAGAGGGAACTCAAGATCTTTACCAGCTTCGGTAGGAATGGTGGCAATAACAGTACGACCCACAGCGAGAGGGGTGTACTCATTCAGGTCAGGCATGGTCTTGCCACCGACTTGAACGTAAGGAGTGAGTTCAGCTTCAGTTTTCTGACGCTGTTCTTTACTCTTAATGTTGGTGTCGATTTTCTCGATACCAGCCAAAGACATTAAACCTGCGCGCTTAGGGTTGATGGAACCAATGAGGTTCTCAACCTTGACACCCATGCCCACAGAACTCTGCATTGCCAGGTGAGTCAGCGTTGCAACAATATCGCGAAGGTTGATGATTTGCATCAAATCGGACATGTATTCCTGGTGGATCGAAGAAGCCTCAATTACCACCATTGGAGCAATGATTGTGCGGGCCGCGCTGGCCTGTACAGACGTGGTGGTAAGCACATTGTATGAACGCGTCAGGTTGTCTGCCACTTGGGCAGCGTCCTTGATATCCTTGCTGTCTGGGTAAAGTTGAGCACTCAACCCCATGAGCAGAGATCCCAGACTAAGTACGCTAGAGATCATGAAAAACACCTCAAATTGTTAGGAACCGAATAATGGCTGATAATCCGCTTAACGGGTGGTTCAACGGGACCCCTGGTAACGTAGCTCCATCTAGCGAACTAGGCAACGGCGGAATCGTCGAAGACTATTTCGATTACGCCTTCAAGGAAAACGGCGGCCCGGGTTATACCAGTTCGCTCATTAACTTGATGCGTGGAGCTCGTGTGCTGGGTCCAGGGAACCAATTGGTCCATATGCCCGACGACACCATAGGATTACTTTTCATGAGTCGTCCTTGTCTTAATTTGTCTGATGTAAACATTGCAGAGCATCCGCAACTGCTCTCATTAATAGATCCTCCTAAAAATAGTCTTAACGCATATGTCAAAGGATTGCTTGATCCGGTATGGGGAAGGTCTAATGGCGGGCAGGTAGAATTCCTTGATCCCTTCTATCCTTGGATTGCTCCGGTGTCCAATTTGATTAAGGTTGCATCTGGATTTCCTGACGTTAGCTTGGCGGTTAGTCGCTCTACTCCTGGGATTCGTAAAGAGGTGTACCAGTATGTTTCTGGCATCCTTAAAGTCTTCTATGACTACGATATGAGCTTTACCTTTCATCCGGTTAAGCACAACTTATTGCCCTATATCTTTGACGTCTGGAACCACTACATGGACGGCGTGTCCAGCGGTGATGAAAACATGGAGCCTTATGCGGAGGCTTTGATCCAGAATTATCGTGATTTCGATTCAACTGTTTTTACGATCATTTTGCAAAAGAACATGCGCAGCATTGCGGGCATTTATAACAACGGCTACGGCTGGGGTAATACTTTTCCGTCTGGTGCTTTTAGTGTTATCGACCGAACAACTGACAGCTTACGCGGTCAGGGTCAGGATGAACTGTCTATTAACTTCCCCTCGGTTGGTTTCCAATATAACAACCTGGAAGTGGTGGACCGATTTAATCGGATCACTATTCAATTCAATCCTAATTTTCATCCATCAGTACGTGAACAGAATTATCGGTTGCTTAGCTTTGCTGAGTACTTTGCTGGTAACTACCACGCGTATCCATGGATCAATCCATTAAAGATGGAAATGGAATACTGGAGTGCTAAGTAATGACCATTGAACAAGATCGTTTAATTGCTCTGGCGGATAACCCAGAGAGTGGTATCGATCAGCTCATCAACGAAATTGAAAACAACTGGTTTGACCGTAAGGTCAAGTTAAACAGTAAGACCCACCCGGCCATTTTTGCTGCTGACCTTATCTTGGGTACTTCCTACGGGTTTCTTAACCGTGTGGATGATTCCATCAGCAAGGTTTTTGCGTCACACGCCAGGAACATTACCGACATTGCCAAGCACATGGGTGATGAAGAAAAGATTGGCTTGTTTGGTAATCCGAGTTCCTGTACGTTGGTACTGGGTATCCAGCTGGAGGCCTTTAACAGTCTCGCTAAGGATATGACGGTTACTGTTGGTAAGGTAACTACCACGTATAAAGTTCTTTTGTTTCCTAAGGACACAGAGGTTACTTTTAGCGGCTTTACCTTTGCCATTGAGAATGGTGTGCAGATTCGTTACAGTGATAGCTCTGGCTATCAAGTTCTTTATGACGAAAGCACGCCAAACCCACAGGCCCCTATCAACGACAACGTTTTGCAGAAAGACTTCCGTGATACAGGTAACGGTAAACGTTTCTTGACTATTATGGTACCTTCTCGTCAGTTGAAATGCTTGGTTAACGAAGGCATCACTTCTAACGCGTCGTCTGGTTGCTCCGGTACTGTTAGCTATGGTGATAACCTGTATAACGTGCGGGCATTCTTGCGCCAGTCTAACTCCAACGTTATTCAAGAAATCCCTGTGTCGTTTGACCAGTATGTGTTTAACCAAAACCGAGTAACATTGGCGCTTGATGTAGACACGACTAGTCGGACGTTTAACTACGCCATCCCTGACGTGTATATTCAGAATGGCAGCGGTGTTGGTACATTGAGCATCTATACCTACGTTACTAAAGGTGTGGTCGATAAAGACTTCCGACAAGTCCCTCTTAACGAGGTGGCAGTTAACTACGCGGACTATCGCTTTGGTAGCGGGCGGCTGGGTCCTTACTCAGAAGGGCTGCGTAACTCTGGGGCAATTGCCTGGAGCGTCTTTGATCGCACACGAGGCGGTTCTAACCCACGCCCGTTCTCTGCTATTAAGGAAAGCTTTATTAATGGCCAGCGTGTTCGTAATCTCCCCATCACTGAGAACAACCTTAGCGGTGTGGTAAACAATTACGGATACGACTCGGTTAAGTCAATTGACTTCATTACAGGTCGCCAGTACGCTCTCACTAAAGAGCTTGCTAAGCAGACCAACAAGAACTTCTTCTCACCAATGGCATGCTTTGTTGGTAGCCATCTCACCTCGATTAATAACCTGGTGGGTAGTGGTGTTGTTCTTGATAACGGTAAGCGGGTTACTATTCCGCACAACGTACTGTTTGATGTGTCCGATTACACCACGCAACTGGTATCGTCCACATTAAAAGAAAAGTACCTTGGTCTAGGTAATGAGGAATTGGTGGATTTAGTAGCCAACAAGACCTTGGTGTACACTCCGTTTTATTACGTGATGGACACCACCAACAACCAGGCCGTGTTGCGCACTTACCATCTGGATGCTCCAACATTCCAGTATCAAAAGTTTGTTCAGGAAAACCCTGCTCTTGGCATCGACCTGTCTATTGGACA